TGATCGGAAAGACCCATCAATATTATCAGTTGAGCAACGTTCGTCGCGACGTCGAAGCGGCGCTCGCTCTGCAGCCGGAGTATCTTTTACTTGCGCAACTCCCTGGGTTTGATTACCCGCTCGCGGTAAGTAATACTATATACTATGCGTTTTACCGTTCGGCTCAAATGACTAATAGTTCGTCTTCCCTTTTTATCGACAGCGCAACCCCGGCAATCCTCGATAATCGCGCTACTGTGAGCAGCAATATGGTCAACAACAACCTTGTCCCTACCGCTCCTACTAGTCGCTTTACGTTGCCTGCAATTATTGCCGGCATCGGGTTTATTCTCGGTGCTGCCGCGTGGTACAATTCCGCTCTAATCCCTGCCGAAATCGTTGGCTCGCTCACGGTTCCCACAGGGTATGGTCTCGCGGTGTCCACGACAATCGCAGTTGTCTTCGAAGAAGCAATTCTGTATGTACTACAGCAGATGCTTGGCCTTTCGGGCCCAGTATTGTTTCTGGTTTTCGAGCTCATCAAGAGGCGCATCAATCCCCTTTCTGGACAGGCACTTTACCTCACCCTCGTGCACTCAATGCTAACAGCACTTCGAGAAGTTGATCCAAGGCACAGCATCTCCGCGCATATCATTCATAATGTTCTTGCGAAAGGAGGTCTCACTGGGCTCATCGCCCATTTGTTCCACGCTCTTGACGGCGACGTCACAAGCGGTGCCTTGAAGATCGGTACTATGGCCGGAGCGGTCGTCCGCTTCATCATAGGCTCAATGATCAACTGCCTACGTGCGATTCTCCATCCGTGTAGGACGCTCCGCTATCTGCGACGAGCGGTCCCGCGTGGCGCAAGACAAGCTCTTGATGTCACCACTCACGGCGCTGGAGTAGATTACACCAACTACGTGGTCACCGGTGAGAATGCCATGGCTTACTCAGACACTTTTATGCAGCATCCTGCACGTCGCAACGTCGTCACCAATTTGCACGCGTGTTACGCGATAGTCGCTCGTTATTGCAACTCCGCCGCTGTGTACCTGGCGCGCATGGTCGTGCCAGCCCAGCTGGTGGATGATGATGCCGTTATCGGCATTGTCCAAGATTGTTACGTAAATGCCGCCTTAACGTCCATTAAGGCTTGCTATAAAATCAAGCTACCCCTCGGGTTCAGCCTCCCTAAATTAACGGATGAGGAGCTCCCTCAGCCACCCGGCTGGCCTGAGGACCCCCCCCAACGCTATGTTGGGCAATATCCTTTAGTTCTTACGAATGCTACTTTGTATGCTTTCGGTGGGACGAAACTTGCTCACTACGCACTCACCACCAGGTGCTTAACGCATCGTCCTGCTGATGACTGCGGAACATTCAAAGCACGTCTTTGTGATGACACGTGTCCGTATGCCAGTCACTGGCTGCGTGTGCGTGGGATTCAGACGCAACTCTTTGCTCACCTTAAAACCTCCCTACCTAAACAGACAATGGAGGAATGGGCAATGGAGAAGAAAGGTCGGCGACAATTAAACGCATTAAATGCGGTAGGGTACCTAGCTGAGGAGTGCCTACCTGCGTCGTATGTCGAGTCGAGCGTCTTCGTAAAGACAAATGAAGTGCTAAATGTTCGAGAGTTGAACGATTTTGGGCGTCGCATGGGTTTCAAACCTCGCATCGTTCGCACGCAAGCTGAGAGCTTGCAGGCTTTGGCCGGACGTGAATGTAAGTACATTATGTCCAAGCTAAAGTCGTTGCGGACCCAAGACCCCGCCCTTATCGTCTCCGGCAAGCGTACCCATGTCATTATTTGCTGTGGGTTCGATAGTGCGGAACTCTCTGCCGCTCGGTTAGAATCTCTTTCCAACGTCACCTCAGGCGGTGACGCGATTGCGATCTCGAACAGTGGTGACGACAACGTCGTCTACGCTTTCGCCGACGGGGTGTTGCACGTTCTACCTCTGGATTTCAAAGGCTGCGATCGCTCTCAAGCGCTTCACGCGCAAGAGGCGAAATTAGCAACTTTCTCGGAGATGGGGATGCCTAACAAAGTCGTAAATGAATTACGCAAAGCATTGGGGAAACCATCACGGTATCAAATCAGGAAATACAACTTTTCCATCAAAGTGCGCATGGCTATACAGACAGGATCCGGAAGCCCTGACACTACACCGAGCAATATCGTGAATTGCGTCGCTGCATTACTCGACGCATTTATCTGCGCATGGCCTAATTTTGATGTTGGGAATCTTAATGAAAAGCTGCGCTACTCAGGCATGTCCGTTACAGGGCAAGCCGTCCCTCTAGGCCACGAGGACTTCTTGAAAGGGCATTGGATCAATGGAGATTGGTTACCTTTCCCTTCCGCGATCATTAAGCTGACAAAGATGTTGATCAATCCAAAAGTCGTGTACAAACAAACAGACATGGTTGACAATTATCGACGCGCGACTGGGTGCTTAGCGAGCACCTTACGACACGTCCCACGCGAGTACCCAATTCTGGGAGGTTTACTCGAAGCTTATGACCGCTTCGGATGTCCAGACGACAATCCATACACCGAGATTTCGGCTTACAAAACGAGAGTGGTTGCTTTCTCGTGGACAGAACAGCACACGCAGGACGCCTACAACGTGATAGGCTATCGCTATGGGTACGATAAACGGCAAATTATCGAACTGGACGAGATGTTCAGAACCCTAGACACATTTCCCGTGTTGGTCACCAACCCGCTTCTTGCGGCGTTGGTTGACGTGGATTATTAAGTGTCAAACTTGGCTACGCATTAGGGAGGAGGCAGCGTAGAAGTCCAATGGACAATGAAAACTCAGCAAAGAACAAACGAACGACACGAATACTATAAATGACTCATGTCAAAACGCAATCAGGCACAACGAAAGAAAACGTTACTCAGAGACTTGCCAGAACGGCAACTACTCAATCGAGACGTGAAACACTTGCGTGCCTCGTTGCAGCTTCTCAAGCAAAGTATCCAAAAGATGGAAGAAGATCCAACGAAGAAAACCGAAAACACGGTCTGGCAAATGTTGGAGGAAATAACACAAGAACTCCCAATAAAGTACTTAGTAAACCTACCGGAGATATTAAACCTCAACAACATCAAGATCGGAATACAAACCGGAATCGACGTTTACAAGACCGGCAAACAGCTATACCAAGCAAGCCGTCATCTAATAAACTTCCTGCAACAAGAGTTATGAGCAACTACACCAACAACGGTGTCCAAGTAAAAGTTCCTCGACATGCTTCACTTGCCGCTTTCACTAAATCAGCCGCTCCCCTGAGTGTTGGCACGCAGTGGAAAGGCTCGAACTTTCACGAGTTTGAGTACGTTTCTTCTGGCGAACGTCATATTCAGGTCTCTGGGCGCGAATTTCTTGGGCAAATTGCAGTCGGAGAATCAATCGTCGCCGCTGGCGTCGATTTACCCCTCGGCTCTCGCCTTGCCATCTTTCCTATCAACCCCGAAGCACTCGGAGGACGCTTGGAACTTTATACACACATGTATCGACAACACAAAGCTATCTCGCTAAGAGTGCTTTACGAACCCATCGTGCCAGCCACGACTGAAGGTGCTATTTTCATGTATTTTCGCAACGATGTAGGGACAACAACGCTCCCCACAGGTCGCCAAGAATTAATGCATGCGGCAACACTGCCGGAATTCGTATCCACCCCCGTATGGGAGTGTGCAGAATTACATATCTCACCTTCTAACACCAACATTCGCTATGCTAATGAAGCATCAGGCGCTAGGTTCAGCACGCAGGGGTTCGTGCAAGTCGAAACCGCTAGCATACTCGCCGAGAAAGTATATGGAAACGTATACATAGAGTACACTATGCATTTCTTCGCACCTTCTCTAGATTATGAGATCAGCGATGTCGAGTCAATTTTCTGTGTCTTTTCCGCTGGCAACACTTGTGTTGTCACGGATGGTGAAGCAATAAACATCGCAGTCGATGCCATTACCACCACCACCCCGTATATTAGCTTCAGGTTAGGCAGCCCCACCGGTCCCGTTTACGTTCCTTCCACGGAGGAAATGATTTACGTCACCATTTCTGGCGTGAGCACCACACTCAATACCCTGAACAATATTCCATGGAACACTACTTCCGACGAAACTCTTCGCACCTTCGGTGCGGGTCAAGGCCTGTGGTTCAGGTTCAATTTTGACCCTGACGTACCCGCTCTCAAGCTCATGGCAACTGTCTATGAGTCTCTCGAAGCCGCCACTGGAGCGATATTTCGAGCTGAGGACGGAAACGTCGTTAACGATGAAGACTTCCTTTCTGCTGGCCAGTTACGCTGGCGGGCAACCGGTACTAGTTTCGACGGCGATGCCGTCGATGGATACGGGCGCACTTGGCGCTTAGGTGGGACGTAAAGAGGCAAACACGCAAAATGCGACGTGTAGTTCAACTTTGCTGAACTAGGGTAGCTAAAACAAATCACATTGGAGGAATGC